TGCCGTCGACGGCGTGGGACAACTATACCGTCGCGTCGCCGAAGGTCGACCTGATTAACGCGAGCAACTTCATCTTCACGGCTACGGGGCGTCGACCGAATGTGGTCGTGATTCCCTCGACGATTGCGCGGCGGATGCTGGCAATCGAGGAAATCAAGGAAGAGCGACGCTATGTGACGGACTTGACCCAGAGCGGGCTCCCACAGAACCTGTGGGGTCTGGAAGTGCTGGAAGCGGCGGCGCTTCAGCTCCCGACAGACCCGTTCGGCTCGCGCAGTCTCGACCCGCAGGACATCACGATGACCAGTCGGATGGATGAGATATGGGGACGCGATGTCTGGGTGGGCTATGTCGATAAGCCAGGTCTGCGTCGTCTGACCTACGGGGCAACCTTCGAGGCGCGTCAGCGGAATGTGCGCACCTACATCGATGTCGAACGCGACAGCGGCACATGGATCGAGGTGGACTGGATTTACACGCACAAGGTCATCGCTCGCGCATGCGGAGTGCTAATCCAGAATGTGATGTCGGCAGCATAAGCATAGCGGGTGCGCTCTGATGCGGAGCGCATCCGCATCCACACATTACGGGAGAATTTAGTCATGTCGTGGGTGACGCCAGCGCAAGTACGGTTCTATGTGCGGAATCTGGAGCCGATTGACGACGCCGTGTTGCAAGCGGCTATCGATGCTGCGGAGTCGTACATCCGTTCGCGTCTGGTGCGGTTGTACCCGCGCATGATGGCGACGAACGAGCCTGCGAAACCGCCAATACCGACGATAGCAATGCAGTTGGCGGCGGCGCTGGTGGAGGCGCGAACGCTGGCGATAACCAACATCGGCGCGTCCATGAACCCCTACGCACAGCAGTTGTATCAGCAAGCGGAAGACGAGTTGCAGCGTCTGGAACGGGGCTGGGCGCATGTGCTGGGCGAGTCAGTCGAGTGGATGCTCCCAGTCTTCGCGCCGCTGTCGCAGCCGACGCCCGTGCGGAGCATTCGGAGTGTGCGTCGCACGGGGAGCGGGTGGTAACATGACGCGATGGCGAGAGATGCTCATCGCTTTGGAGCGCGGTCACGAGACTTGCGAGTACGAGCTGTTTGCGGAGTGTGTGCGAGACTGCGCGTTCGCATGGTATCTCAAGGCGTACCACATCGAGACCGACGAGGCGGAGTCGCTGGCAAACGAGGTCGCGGTCAAACTGTGGGTGAACGCGCCGCGCATCCGCTTAGAGAGCGCCGAGCGGTACATCCGTCGCGCGATTGCGAACACGGGTCGTGAGTACCTGCGCAAACGGAAGGAGATTGCATACAACGAGTGGGATATTATGTGTGCGGTTTACGCTGAAGCGTCTGATGATGCGCTGGAATGGACGGCGACTCTGGCAGTGATGTCGCCAGAAGAGCGCGAGGTGGCGGAACGGCTCGTGTCGGGTCAATCGCGCTGCGACATCAGACGCGAGTTGGGCATGAGTAGCAGGTATCTTGACGCGGTCATCGAATCGATTCGTCGGAGGCTGGAATAAGATGAAGCAACCGCCGATTGTGCAGGAGATTCTGCAGGTTGAGGACATCGACGCGCTGTTGGAGCGTGTCCGTGATGTCGGCGTCGCATGCGCCATGGCGCGTCTGGGCGATGCGGATCCGCGCGAGCTGTTACAGCACCTGCTGGACTTAGCCGAGTCGTATCAGGGCGACCCCGACTCCTCGCCATGGATGGTGCTGGTCGGTCTTATCGATGTGCTTGCGGATGAGGTGCGCAACAGCGACGCGCCGAGCGACACGGATTTAGTATCACGAGTCGATGCGCTGGTCTCGACGGCGTATACTCATCATGGGGCATCTCATGCGAATCGTTACATCGAATCGGATTAATCGCAAGCGTCGCGTCTGGTGGCGCACGGTGCTGTTCTCGGAGCGGTACGAATACCATCCGAGTATCCCGCATCAGTCGAGGCTGGGTCAAGACCCGATGGCGCGTGGTCTACACCCTGAGAAGCGAATGGTGCATCGCGAGGGCACGACCTACCAGCAGACCTACTGGGTGCGCGGCGAGACGCTCGAAGCACGCAAGCAGAAGTCTTCCCCTGCATCGCCAACATCCTCACCTCCTCCTTCCGTGTCTCATCCTCTCGTGTCTCCTCCTCAGGCGCCCGCGCCGTCACACGGCGCGGGCGCTCCCAGCGCCTCGCCCGCAGGACTGGATGTCGAACAGCTCCCTGAAACGGTACGCGAGACGCTGCGCAACGCCATCGACCGACTGAACCCGATGGAACGGCAGATGATGCTCGCCCATCTCGCCGTGCGTATCCACGAGAACGGGAGCGCCGTCGGGCACCCCGTGATGATGCTCTCCGCCCCTGGCGTGGGTAAGACCACGCTGTGGGAAGCGATGATGGACATGAGCGACGCCTTGTCGGAACAGGGCGCCGCGCCGTTCCGCGCCCACATCGTGAATATGCAATCACCAGTCTTCAACATTACCGAGCAGATGGGCGCACAAGCTATCGAGGAGGGCATGGTGCGGTTCATGTTCACGGCGGATTTGGAACACAAGATTCGGTATTGCAAGCAGCACGGCGTACCGCTGGTGCTGGTGTTCGACGAGGCGACGAAGGCGCCCCAGATCCTGCAGACGATGCTGTCGCTCATCACGAACGGCATCATCGCTGACCGTCGGCTGGGCGTTCCGTTCCGCATCGTGATGATCGGCAACCGCGCGGACTGGGAAGAAGAGATGGGCAAGATGCGCTCTTCGCTGGTTCCGTTCGCGGACAGGTTCCTCTACTATGTGACGACGACCTCGGAAGAGGACGAGTATGTACGGGCGATTCAGTCGTTGTTTGAGCAGGAGGCGTCGCGCGAAGTGGAAGGCGCGGGCGAGCGTCTGCGTCGGTTCGTTCTGGATTATGACGAGGAGGCGGAGCGAGAAGCGGAAGAGGCGCGTCGGGCGCGTCAGGCGTCGTCGCCTGAGCTGGCGGGCGCGGCGGGCGAGCTGGAACAGATGCGGGCGAAACTGGAGACGGGTCGTCCCGCACGCGAGGTGATACGCGAACATCAAGGGCTGATGACGCTGCTGAAACTGATGTCGTCGCGCGGGCTACGCTCGGATCTCCGCGCGGAATGCGCAAAGACGAACTACCGCATCGCGAGTGGGCTCATCGACGCGATGCTCTCAGGCGACCTCGCGGGGATGTGGCATAACTTCAAGTCTGACCCGAACTATATGCCCGATTACGCCTCGATGGACTCCGATCGCAAACATATGTCGCCGCGGCGCGTGATGATACTCGCCGACCAGCTGTCCGTTCTGTTCGCGCTGGGATACGACTTGGACTCGCCAGAGGTGGAGCGGTTCCTCGCATGTAATGTGGGCCGCCCGAACATCCCGAAGATTCACGAGATTATCCAGACGGCACTCAAGCCACGAGGCGCGGAATCGGTCGAAGCGATTATGGACGACGCTGCGGTGAGCGATACGCATCACGGTCGGACAGTGCATCGCGAGACGCGGGTACACGACGCCGCGACGCATGAGGGAGTGTTCATCACGCACTCCGACCGCGCGAAGGAGGCAGGCGCGAAGCATACCCGTGCGACCTTCAAGAATCAGCCGATTGAGACAATCGACGACTTGATTCGCGTGCTATCCAGCGACGACACGCCCCCGTCGCAGCAACCCTACGGGTTCTCGCTCCCACTGCACTATCTGGATACCGACACGGGCAAGCTGCATGTCAGCACGAACCCCGACGGTACATCGGAACTGCACATGCCAGGGTTCGACTCGCATGCATCGGTCGACCTCACGCGCTCGAAGCACCTGCTCCACTTAGCAGGTCAGCACGGCGCGCCTGCTGCGCACGCGCTACACCTCGAAGCGGTCGACCCGCGCTCGCCGCTGGGACGGGGCGTGCGTGCAATACTCGGCTCGGGCAACCCCGAAATCGTCGCACAACGCCTGCACGACACGCACACGGAGACAGAACGCAGTCTCAACCGTCTCGACGGTCTGCTGGAGACTCTCGCACAGAATCGCGATGCATCGGCGGTGCATGCGATTTCGCGCGAGGCGCATCGCGCCGCCGCGGGGATGGGACTGCTGTCGATGTTCCATACGCCCGTCATCGATGTAGAATCGGGTCAGGAGATACTCCCAGAGGAGATCCACGACGAATATCGCGCCTACCATGAGGATGCGCGTCGCAAGCAGCACGCGGAACTCGGTCGACTGTCAGGTCATGCGCCTGAGCATGTAGCGCAGGTGCTGTCGCATCCCGCCGTGAATGTCGCGCCGCTCCATGCAAGCGCACGCGGCAGAATCCGAGACACGGTAGAACGGCACTGGGAGACGGTCAATAATGTGTGGGAGCATCTCTCGCCCGAGCATCGCGAGGAGCTGCTCCACGCGATGCATCTGCTGAGCGCACACGGTCACCTGACCGATGCGCCGTATGGTACAATCGCGGAGAGGCGATGAGCAAGTCGAGCGTGGTTTGGTGGGATTCGGTCATCCTGAGCGACCCGTCGCACGGAGGCAGGCTCCATCCCGAACCGCACATGGTGCGCGGGCAGCACGGGATGTTCCAACGGCGGTACTGGGTACTCCCAGAGTCTGCCGTGCATGCCCGCGCGGGGTCTGGAACGCCGTCGGAACCCGCGCCTGCATCGCCTTCGCAGTCTCTGGCGCGAGCGCAGGAAATCGTCGGGAACGCCTTCACACGACTGCGCTCGGTGT